TCTTTAAATGGTTCTACGAATGACTTGTTGTATCGTTCTATTATAGAATTTGGTGCTAGTGCAGTTGTATTATAAAGGAAAGCACCATGACTTCTTGAATAACCAGAAATACCCTCTTTTGTAAAGAAATTTAAGACTAATGATGCATCCGGAGCCTCTCTATAGAATTCCAATATTTGAGAGTTTTTACCGGCTTCCCCCAACAACACATATTCACCCCATTTTTTTGAAAAATGCAAATAATTTATATTTGAATTATGTGCTTCTTGTTCTTCTACAGTAGCTTGTCTTCCAAAATGCAATTCATCCTTGCAAAATAAATCATTATTCGAAAATAATGTATTATAAGAAATTAAGTAAAACTTTTTTTGCGTTCTATCATATCTTAATATGCAAGGACTATCATTATGAGTATGATATTGCATTATATAATTAATAACAGATATGTTGGGGATGGCTCCGTGGGGCGTAATGTTTATATTAATGCACTTTGTATCTTCAAAAAATTCAACGCCATCCTTATCCTTAATGAATAAATTGCCATCCATTTCTGTATAAATACTTTTTAATATTGATTTTATCCAAGAACCGGTTGGCTTTGCATTGTCTTGGTTTGTGTTGAGGTATGAAAATCCTCCTATAGAATTTTGTACCTCTACTATATCAAAAAATGTTTCGGATAATTTGTATTCTTTAGCTTCTACCAATTTTAGTCGTTTGCATATGGCATTTCCATAATTTATATCTTCGCAAGCTGCTATAATAAATTCAAATTTTAATACGAAATCATCATTTGTATGAGGTAATACTGCGTTGTGATCTGCTGCGGGTAAAATTGTCAATATTAACAAATCTCTCCCGTTACCTAGGTAATTATATTCTTTATCAAAAAAGTTTAAATTATTATTAACAATAATTTCCGCTGTGTGAAAAGGATGATAGATGTTGTCAACTATTTCTATATAACGAAAGGCATTGCCTTTCATCATCACCGTATTTCCGCTATCATCTAATGATGTAAATGTAGCACAAACCAAATAATCATTACCATTATATTGATACTTAAATAATTTTGGGTCATCACCTATATAATCAGAAATTGCCATACTATTCTCTATTTTTTAATGATGCTAATACTGTACTGAGATATTCTTTTTTTATAATTTTAATTACAGATCCAGGAGACAATAGTTTTAACGAATTTTGAATATCATTGCATAATAAAATCAACCACCACAAATGTATAGTACCATATACTTGATAGCTTATAGTTGTTAATGGTAATAAATCAGGAACATTAAAATAATCAAATACACCATCATCTATATTATTTGGCAAATTAATTTTTTTACCAATATTATAAAAATAATACATATCACCATTTTCATTTGTATCTTTATACATATTGAAAATGTTTTCGTAATATTCGTCTGGATGTGATAAATTTATTTGTTCCATATTATCCCTCAATTGAGCTGTCTAATTTTCTTAAATGCGGACTTACTTTTACGTCGTCAGTAATACCTCCTCCTGAATGCACCGGTGCATCAAAATTTTGTAATTTGGGTCTATTATCTTTTGTATTTTTGTTAACATCTTTAGATGTTTCAGATTTTGCAAGACTTCTGCCTGGCGGCGGTACGTATTTACCAGCCATGTTCATAGCTTCTGTAAACATATTCACATCATATTTAATTAATGATTTAAATGTAATACTTACATTATAAGCTTCGGGATATATATCATTTCCATAAAGTTTTTTAGTGCCTAGATGGTCTACTTTATAATCTGATACAAAGCAAAGTGGAAAATTTGCCTTGCCTGGTATATAGATATCGTATATGCGCGAAGGATCTACAGCAAGGAGATCTTTTCTATGTGCCATATTATTAAGACCAAATAATTTGACAAAATTTATATTTTTTTGTGTCTCATAACTATCTACAATATTATAAAGAGGAAAATTTATCGTAACCGTTGGTTCATCTGTATCAAAATTATAAAATTGAGGTGCTTGGATGAATGCGCCGGGTGATAATAAAGCAGGTAAAGAAGAAAACTTTTTTAAATTAGAAACAGCATCTTTTGTATCTAAATTGAATATCAATCCGTCAAATTGAAGATATTCATTTCCTTCTGTAAAATTATTAGATAAATTTAAAAATTCATCATCCATATATGGAAAAATAAATTGATTACCTGTTTTAGACACCGAATATAGATGTTGATATAATTCTTTTAATTTAAAGGATTGCCACGCATGTCCATCGGGTGCATTTGCTTTTGTAGCAGTACCAATTTTTTTTATAATTTCATCCGCTGCCCCAACACCTTTTTTAACAAGCTCACTAGATGCCGCTCGATCTAAGTATGTTTTTGCCCATTCCGGGGCTGCTACATTTCCTAACCCCAAAATAGACGCATTGGCTTTTATTAATTCTTTTGATAAAGAATATGCAGCTTTTAAATTTTGAATAATAGGCGAAGTTTCTATATTATATTCTGTAGCAATTAATTTGGGTATATGTTGTGCTACTATATTTTTATTTTCTGATAATGTCCAAATATAGTCTTGTAATATATTATATTTTTCAGTGATTTCTTTCTTTTGTATGGCATCGGTAGTTACAGTTTTTGTATTCGATACATACGATTGCGGTGTGTCTGTCGGTAAGCGACCAGCCAGGCTATTAGCTATGATTCTATTTCTATTTAAATCTATAGATAATTTTGCTGGAGATTCAAAAGGATTTTTAATCTCTGCGGTTAATAAATTTCCATTAGCCATATTATCTACTACCTCCTACTAAACTAGTTGATGCATTTACTGAATTAAAATAATATTCTTTAGTATTAGATTTCTGCCGGACTATTGGAACACTCTCATTCGTCATCTGCATCGGTACTGTATTTGGATTTTGAAATTTTGCATCTTTATTGGCTATAATCTTTAAAATTTCATATTGGTCTAGCAAGAGAGCGTTTTGGGTTTTCCAATGTGCCTCATCATTAGGTAAATTAACAGTAATTTTTTGGGTTTCGGTTTTTAATTCAGATGCTTTTGGTGGTGTAACTGCTGGTGTTTTTTCTACTGGTTTTATTGGGCTGACATTTGCTGGTAGTTTATAATCTCTCAATGCTTTTTGTTTTTCTTGTTCTAACTTCTCAGCCTTTTCTAAATATACTTTTTTTGCATTTAATGAAGATCTACCCTGAGCACTTTTTGCTGCCATATTAAGTTCTTTTATTTGTTTATCATAATATTCTTGTACTCCTTGTGGTGTATTTGGCAATTTCATTGATTCAATATCTTTTTTTACAAAACCAAATAAACTACCCACCCAATCAGTTACGCGTTTCACACCATTAACAACCCAATCAATTATCGAACCTAGCATATCACCTATTCCATATATCATCCATTTAATAATTCCATCTTGTTTATTAATTTCTAATTGTTTATTTTCTTCTTCTGTGCGGTTCCAGTCTCTCCATGCTTGTAATACACCCAATGCTATACTAATTGGAGTTCCCAATCCGGTACCAGAAGCTATCATACTACCTATTTCAATTAACACTCCCAAATAATCACCTTTTTTATATCTATCATAGGCAAAATAAGCTCCTATTACTGCTCCAATAAATGGTGCGCGAGCCAATGCTCTTAATGTACCCTTGCCAAGATTCTTGCCAAATCCTAAAAGTTTACCCAGAAAACCTCCTTTACCGGCTTTTAATAAATCTGCAGCTGCTTCTGAAGCTATAACTACTGATTTTTCTGCTTCTTTTATACCAAAAAACCCCTTTATTTTTGCAAATAAATTAGGAAATTTTTCACTTATAAATTTAAAGGGCCATTCAATTATTGTTTTAGTTTTTTCGACAATTATTTTTGATATATCATCAAATGAACGTCCGCCCAACAGCTTAATTTTAGCTAACAAATCAACTCCACCCTGCCATGGTTGTATCTTATCAGTAAAAGTATGGGATAAAATTGCTATTAATGGGCTAGCAAAAAATAACATCTTTGATATGCCTCGAACTATTTTAAATAAATCCCCGATAATGGGTATTTTCTCTATAAATTCAGTAATCCAACTTTTTTCAGTATTATCTTTATTTTGCTTTTTATTAGAATCTTTTTTATTATCTTTACCTTCATCAGTAGGCTTAAACAATTCATTCCTCTCGCGATTTCTATTCGCATTTGTTTGCAAAAGTTCTGATCTGATCAATATTTTTTTAATATCATTCAATCTAGATGAAATGGCTGTAATTTTTAAAACTTTATTAAAAATTCTTGCCATATTTGTATATTCATCTTCTTCAGTTTCATTAGGAGATTGAGCTTTATTCTTTACTTCGGTTGGTTCTACTATCTTTGTTTTTTGTGATAATAGTTTTGATATTGATCTAACTTTTAATACTGAATCGAAAATTTTTGCTATATCAGCATATCTGCGTTTTTCGGGGCCAGTTAATGTTGTTGTTTTGCTATTTGATGTAGTCGGTGCTGATAAATTTTTGATATCATCCACAACAGCTTTAATGGATTCAAAGAGACTAGTCCATACCCCAAGTGATGCAGTTGTTTGATTAATGGCTTGAATAGCCGAGGCTGTATTTGCCATGGCATTAGCAGTCGTACGAGCATACTCTTCAATTACGTTCTTTAATGATTTATTTGTTTCATTTAAAGTACGTATTTCAGTCAAAAGACGCTGTGTAGGATCTTCTTTCGCCATTATAATTATTTAACGGGAAAGTATCTATACGAAGAGTCTAGCGTCTATTGTAAGTTTAGTACCGTCTACTGTCAAATATTCGTCTTCTGGAGTCTTGAATTTATTTGAAATATAATTATTAAGTTGTGTTATGAGAGATGCCGGGAGTTGTTCTACAACCTTAACACGATCCTCAATTGATAAAATTGATAAATCTTGATCTAAATCACCTATATGAATGGATTTTATGTATTTTAAAATTTCAAATACATACATTTCACTTATAAAAGCCCCAATATCAATATTTTCTGTCTTTTTAATTTTTGATAATTGTAATTTAGTAATAGTTTGATCTAAAGATAAGGCGGGTGCAGCAGCTTTTATTTTTAAAATTCCTTCTTCTATTAAAAAATCACTGAATGCATCTGTTTCAAAATTAATTTTTTTATCTCTTAATGATTCAATGTCAATTTTTTTATCATCTAGATCTAGTGGTTGAGATGTAAATTTGTTTCTAAAAGCAATTGCAATAACAAGTCTGTCCTGTACTTTGTATTGATTTCTTTCTAAACTATTTTGCTCTATTATATTATTAAAAATAGCATTAAATTCTAGAATATTGAATATATCTGATGAAATGCCTGCTTTAAGTATATCTTTTTGTTGGTGTAATGATAATGGTTTGAATGACACTTCTCTTTGTAAGGAAGGAATAAAAATTTTTATTACATCTTCGTGATTAATTTCATTCAACTTACTTAAAATATCATTTATTCCCATAAAAATTATGTATTGTTATAATGATAATTTGCCCTGTGATTTCTTTTCAGCTTCTTCTTGTTTTTTAATTTCTTTATTTTGCATCGCAACATACATTCTGGCTTCATTATATGTCATCGACATAAAATGATCATAAGATATATGTAATTTTGTAATTAAATTGAATTGTAAATCATAAAAATTCATTAAATTATCACTGTATATATTCTTCAATAATTCAATTAATGAATTATTAAAAGGATTTATTTTAAAATCTTTAAATGATTCTACTATCGATAGGTTAAAAATATTCTGGCTTTCAATATATTCGGTATTTTCAATGATAAAATTTTTAATATCATTATATATGTGGGCTGGTATCATCTTATATAATGATTCCTTTTCAATATTAGTGAATGTATCTAGATCAATATCGTTGATTTTCTTTATACAAGATTGAATAATATCATTATAATTAGGAATTATTAATTTTTTCGGAATTCCTAATTCAAAATTTAAATTATCTATTTTTATGGTCTTATTAATATTTTTTAAATTCTGAATTTTTGTACAAATGTCAGACAAATTATATTTAATATTTTTATTATCAATAGAAAATTCAATTATATTGCCTATAGAGACAGATCGCATCTCTATTAAGATGCAAAATTTATCAAGATTTGTCAATGCATTAATATCTGCATCTGTATTTTCAGATATAATTAAATCAAAAAAATTAATTAGTTCTTCTAAATTTGAATTTTGAATAAATTTCAATATATCAATATAATAACAATTATTAATCTCTTTAATTTTTATTTTTTTATCGAGACTAGGTAGATCTAATGTTGTATAAAAATTAGATTTTATCATTATACTAATTTATAATGATAGTAATTATAAATCCATGATACACTTTTTGCAACTATAGATTCTGATTCATATTGTAAATCGGTACCCCCTACTGTAAAAGGGGTGCAATCTATAAAATTATGTATTTTTCTAACAGGTTTTTTAGCACCCTTTGTGTATTGTACTACTTGTATATCTGCCTTTAAGTTAATTAAACCACGAATCATTACATTCCCACGATATCCGCATGCAATTATCCATGGTCTTATAAGACCGTCCACAATATCAACATTGGTCTCTAGTAGTTTCATTGAAACTTCTCTTTTGCTTCCGGAAGACCTATTTTTGATTACGGATGACTGTATAAAACAATTATCTCCATTCATACCTACAGTCTCCATATCTAATGATTCCCCTGGTAATTCTATAGATTGCGCAAAATAAAGACCCAGACCTTCTTCTAATGCATTGGTTCTGGGTCCTAAAAATTTTTCGTAATGTGAATATTTTACTGATTCCCTCAGCTGAGAATGATCAACCGAGGTATATCTTAAAATTTCATTAAAAAAATCAAACAAACCAGCTTTTGGAGCAATTCTAACAACCCATTGTGTATGCAGTGGAACATCTAGTTCCCATACAGATATATTACTGAGAAAATGTTCTCTGGGTGAGTTGATGCTATCCGCCATTTATATTAGTTATGTCAAGAAAGCATTAATATTTGGGAATGCGTTTGAAATATTATTAATAGCGAACTGCCCTGGTCTCTTTTCTTCAAAGAAATGATAAGCAAATGTCACGTCAAATGTCTTTACACTGCCGGTACCTTCAGCAATTTCATAAGCAATTTCACCCACATTGCGAATAGAAGCACCGAATAGGGTATATTGCATGATGGGTTCAAGTTGTTTATCTAATTGTAGTAATTCAATGTAGCTATCACGACCAGGTGTATTATAAGTACCAGTACTAGTAGCATCATTAAATACCGCTCTAGATTCAGCCATTAAGCGTTCTCTTAACAAAGAGTTAGCATCACAATAAAAAGTTAATGTAAAAGAGTCAGAATTAGGGTATGTAGCAATAGTGGGAATATTAAAATTCATTCCCATATACTTTACTGCTTCGTTTTCGATGTTTCTTCCTGGTAAAGTAGCTGTTTTAACATATACTAATTCTTCTTCGCCCAAAAACATAGTACCGGTGCGGATCATCATCACGCGGAATAGGTAATCCCGCGCGAAGTCTGCAACTGCTGCCCTATCGTAAAAGCCTCTGATTGTTTGTATTGTGTCTGCCATATATTTATTTATGGTTTAATTATATTAGAGACGAGGACCACTAATCAATTCACTGAAGCTAGCACCGGTTCTAGTAGCAATAAAGTTCACTAAAATGAATTCTGATGCTCTAACTGGCTTGATATATATGTCTACAACCAATTCATTATTATCAATTGAGTCAGGTGTGTTGTTTCTCTTATCTGAAACGATCATATAATCTGCTACACCTTGTGTTGATTTAGCAAAATTAAAGATTGGATTCAATGTATTAACTAAACGGGTCCTGGTGAATGTTGTGTTTGGTTCAAACACGAAGTATTTCACAGTCTTCTTAGTAGCCTTTTCTAGATATAAGAATAATCTTCTTACATTAATACGATCAAATGCACTTGGTTGACGTTGCATTGTCTTTTGACCGAAGATAGTAATGCCATCTCCGGGAAAGAATGCGACAGGATTTACTGAGATTTTATATAATTGATCTCTTTCCTTTTGCTTTGGCGTAATAGCTAATTCAAGGACGTTGCGAACCCTGCCTCTAGTGAATCCAGCTGGAGCATACCATGGATAATAATTTGAATCTGTATTAACAAAACTAGTAGCTGCATATGGAGAAAATGGTACCCACACATTTAAACCAGCAACGGCATCATATATTTTAGCCCAGTTACCATAAGAACATGAATAATTTGAATTAGCGAGCTCAAATAAGTGTTTTAATGCTGTATAGATATCTCTAGAGAATGAATTATTTGCATTGGGTAACACTTTACTATTATCGCCTTTGACGAATATTTGTCTTAATGGGTCAGCGATGAACATACAATCCTTTCTAGCAGATGAACAGAATGTATCAAATCTTGAGAAGATGGTATGATATAATGATCTGAGATCTTGTGATGCATCAACTGGTGATATATATTCACCAGTTGTCTTGAGTAAGCTTAATCCCGTTGCAAAATTATCAGACACAACAGTATCATCAAAATATGATACTTGGTTTGCGCAACATGTTGTATAAATTGTACCCAATCCGCCCTCTACAACTAGATCAAGATCAAATTGTTCATCATTTTCAACCTTATACAACGCATTTTCAATCTTAGAAGGTAAGTTACCTATGTCTTTTGTCTTTGCATTTAGATTAGTATAGGGCCCGGTAGGATATAATGCATCGCTGTAACCTAGAACAGATGATAGCGCAACGTAGTCTTGGTAGTAACCACCGAAACGCTTGCCTGTTGTATTATCAGCTGCTAATGCGTTGATAGTGGATCTCGTATAAAGACGCACTTTTTTGCGTGGTACCCCTACTTCATTGAGCCAGGTATCACTACCTCTATTGGTGATATTATCATTAACAATAATTTTAACAGCTCTACTTTCTTTTTGTGGCGCTGAAATAAAGTAAGATACAGCCTCACCTCCATTAACATCTTGAATTTTGCGATTAAAATCAAGTGAACCGATATGATTACGCTCTAAAACATAATCCATCTTAATTGCATCTGGGGTGTAAATTGATCTTCTTAATTTATAAACACTTATTGAAAGAGTATCATCAAATTTTTCGGTAGTTGAATCCGGGAAATTATAAAATGTGCGCTCAAGATTATATGAGATATTTGAATCGTCACGAACTACTCCTGTATCAGAACCACCCGAAAGGGCGAAATTTAATCTCTCTGATGGGATTTGTGTGAATCCATTTCCAAAAAGTCCGGTTGATGGGGCCGACTGTGTTACTGTATATGCATTTAATATGCTATCATGATCAGAAGTAGGTTCTGCATTGGTATTATCAGTAATAGCAGCATAGAATCCTTCTGCTTGTGCTTCAGTTACTGTTTGACCTTTATTCAAAAGAATTAATCCAGCCTTACCGAAATCAGCAATTGTATTAATATTTGACAAAGCATCTGAAGTACTAGACCAATTAAATCCAGTACCTTCAATTACACTGTTATATTGATCTAATGTCAATTCGAAAAATTTAGGTGCACCTAGTACATAAGTACCAGCTGAAACACTAATATTATTCGTTACTGAGACTTCAGCTCCTGAAATGAATGTATTTGTTATGGTATTTTGAGCTTCAACTAAAGTAGCTGGATTTCCGAACATACCAACTAACGTGTTTAATTTAAAGAGGCTCAAATCGTCTAAAACCGATAATTCTTTGTTATAAAAAGATATACCAGAGCTGGTTAATGTAACGATTTGAGTACTGCTAAACTCAGGTTCTGCAACTGTTGTTATTTGTGAAAGATCAAATCCACTACTAGAAAAATCAAAAGCACTTGCGGAGATTGATTTTGAGGTTCGCCAGACTAAAGAATCTGTTTCTTCTAAGGTAACCAACGGATAAACAAGTGCACCATATGACGAACCGTATCCATAACCCGCACCAGGGCCGTATGGCAACCTATTTACATATAAATTGGCATTGGAGTCAGTTACAATTTGCTTCGCAGAATGATAAAAATAACGCTCTGCTGGTGTTACTGGTGCACCATAAATTTGTTCGAGTTCTTGAACAGAAGTAATTTGTAATACTTCATCTGTTGGTCCTCTTTGAGCAAATCCTGCTAAAAATACATTTGTTCCGGTAGGTTGAAATGCAATTTGTGACGCGTCAATTTCGCGTATTTCAACACCAGGTGACTGAATAGTTCTCATATAGGACTTATTTATACTTTTTTTGAGTCCTTTTTTATACTAACACACAATATAGTTCTGAGAATGCAAACGTAAATGAAGATTCCAATTCATTAGATTGTCTATAGCTATAATTTATACCATCTAATGTTGTGGGGAATGCATTTTTATACATCCACTTGATAACATCATTATTAAATTCGTCTTTTCCTACCACGGTAATATCTGTACTATACTCACCTAAAGTACCATTTATTTCACCTACATTGTTGCATCTCAGAGAAGTTCCGTAGGTTCCTTCTTGTGCTTCACGCAAAGCATTGAGCCATGTATATATGACCCAATAATTGTTAAACATATTGTCAACAGTAAAGTTTACCTTCAGTGGGTCATACTTTGGATGTGTATGTGATGTGATACTAAACGGCGAACCACTGTAATTTAGGTCAACAGAAGGTACCAATATAGGAGGTACGATAGCACCATAAATGGAAAACGCCATAGTATCCAGTGATATGGAAGTATTTTTTCTTTCAAACCTCTTATTGAGATTCCTCAAGATGGGAGGAATGTCAAAAAACATCTGAAACTTATCTCCTAATGCTTTGTTTAGGATAGCTTGGTCATTAGAAGTGGTGTGATTACCTATCATATCTATTCAATTGGTTGGGATTCTTCAGGTTTTACCCAATTTTTTGGTAAAAGAAAATTAGCTCTACTGAACTCTAACCGGTCAATGAATTTTACACCATTCTGATCCTGGTCAAATGCAACATAACCTTCGGGATTAGTTACTTTAATATCACCATTTGGCATGACTAAGAATGTTCCCATAACTGCATCTTGCATAATAGAATTATATTTTTGTATGAAAATATCTTTAATTTGTTTAATATCCCTGATGAAATTCATTAGATGTAAAATAGTATCCGCATTTCTCTCTAAGAGTTGCATCATTTCGTTTTTAGCCGCAATTTTTGGTTCTTTTCTTTTGGCCTTTTCAATCTCAGCATCTAACCTATTACCCACCCACGACACAAATTCATTTAATGAATAACGAAGGTCTGTTAAAAACTCCCCTTCTCTGATCTTTGTGTTAATAAAAATATTCAAAAGATCAGCTACCTTACCATCAATAAAGGAGAAATTTATTAAATTGATATGTGATTCAGCATTTTGTAATGTTCGTCTAACAAAATTTGTTTCTTCTTCTGTTAAACTGATGGTGCCAGCTTTATTTTCAAACAAAGCATCTATAATATAAGCTGTTTTTGATTTAAGATGTTCCGCAGAGACACCAAATTTTTTATTTACAAAGCGCTGTTTGCCCTCTTCATCTATTGAAGGATCATATTTTGTATGAAATGCGACACCAATTTCATATTTTGCGATATCTTTTGCTTCTTTAGAATCTTCTGGAAATGTATAGAGAATGGTATTGGGTCTGAATCCGATATAATTTTTACCAGAGATTACATACTTTTGTATTAACCCGGGCCAAAATAACAGATCACCTTGATACACCCCATCAAAATTTACACCCCTTAAAGCATTGAATGCAAAAATTAATTTTTCAATCAACCCGGGTGCTTCACCGTGATTCTTTTTAATATCTGCTACACTATAAGAAAGAATTGGTGTTCCGTTAAATGCGCTTTTTGTTGATATAAAGAATTTTCCATACGAATCCCTGCCGCAAATAATTGCTGGTGCACCATCAATCTTAACAGTCATGTTAATTTTTCTGTCTGTATTGCTTTTTAACATGTCAAGTAAAACAGAAATATATTGCAATGTTTTGACGGCACCTTCTTTTCCCTTCTTCAATACTAATTCATCTAGATGGGTAAGATGCTTATTGGTGGCATCTGCATTTTCCATTAAGATAAAATAATCTTTAAAGCTCTTCATGCTTCTATTTATCATTGTAGTGGCTTCCATCCAGATTGCATTAAATCATTTAAATCAGTATCAAAACCAAATCCATTTCCAACAAATGTAGGAATGACATTATAGTTTCCAGTATCTATTTCATTATTGTATAGGGAACCAGGATTTTTAAATGTTCCAACACCCCAATCATATGGTCTGATAACAGCTGGCTTATTATTTTCATCCATTGTAATTACTTCAAAATATTTTGATATTAATTTTTCATGAAGTATTAATAAAGCCCATCCTAATGACATAACCCTATCGTCATGTTTATCATTTTTAGCTTTCCATGTTCCATTAGGCATCCTCACGAAGTCTCTTAGTTCCTCAACAGTTTGTAGATCATTTATTTTAACTGCATCCAATGTATTAATCCAGTATCTTTGATTAATAACATTATCATATTTTGTATTGGTATGACAAACGACGCCTAACGGTATCACACTTCGATTTAATTCTTTATAACCATGTGAAATAATATTTTCATACTGATAATCTTTTCTCAGATTATCTACTACTTGTGCACCGCATTTGTCTCTTTCTATAAGAAGTAATGGTGATCCCCATTGTACTAGTATTTCGTGCAATTTGCTAGTAAATTCAATCGGAGTAATAGTATTGCATGTATATATTGCTGCTTGATTAATTGATCTCAAATCAGTTAAATCTAATATTTGTATTACTGTATTATCCTTACCTACGCCTTCTGCTACATCAACACCAGCTACATAAATTCTACCTTGCTTAGGCAAGTCCCATATCTTATATGATCCGTTCATATAAACATGGTCAGGCATAGAAGCTTTGGTTCTTAGTGTATCAAATGTTGCGGCATTAATAGAGGCTTCACCCACTTCATCAAATATACATTCAAACTCTCTAAGAAAGTCTTCTGGTGAAGCCAGAGATGCCATTGTTTCTTTTTTCCATTTTTCATCTCTCCCTGGAATATCATACCATGGTACTTTCATGTGTACCCAATTATTTTCATTCTTTACCGAACCGTCATATAATTTAAAAAACAACCCCGCAGTATCTCTAGGTGTAGAAGCCATGATAATTTTTGACTTTTTCGAGTTGGAGATAATAGGATATACTGACGCCCAAAAACTTTCAAGCAAGTTTTTTTCAATCCAGTCCGTTTCATCCACAAATAATAAATTAGCTGAACTACCGCGACCTGCAGAACCCGTTGTTGTAGTAATACCTATACGGGATCCATTAGCCAACTCCATAGACTCCTTACCATATTCTTTAACACCGGGTTTTAACCAGTTAGGCAACTCTTCATATGCTAAACGTATTCTCTTAAAAATTTCTTTTGCTGTACTTTCTTTGTTTGCAACAATCAAAATATTTTGATGTTCATTAAAACATGCTGTCCATAAACAATATATGGTTGATATGGTACTTTTACCACTTTGTCTAGCAAATAATAATAAAGAGAAGCGATTATCTCTCATCATACGCAATGCTTTTTTTTGATAAGTAAAAAGCGGTATTTTAATTTTACCATCATCTGGTGCAATAATGTGAAAGTAATTTTCAGCAAAATGCAATATATTGTCTTGACATTTTTTAATTTCTTTAATCTCTTCAATACCATAATCAAACTGTGCATCGACTGTTGGTAGATTAGGATTATTCAAATAGACTTTTTGTCTGCCCATGTATAAATAGTTATCTATATGAATAAAAAAGGCTCACCAACATTTCAGAATACCTCTGATAAGAAAATTCATCCTTACATGACACCACCGACCCTAGCTGGTAAGAAAGGGGTATCTTCTCTGGGTGTACCGGAACCAGAAGAAAAAGATCTTTCAAAAAGAGAAGAAAGTTGTGACTCTTGTGAAAAAGTAGCTAAAGAAAGTATAAATACATCCAATATGAGTAAATTTTTATTCGACAAACTATTTGAAGACGTAATGTCAGGTTCTGAATTTGGTGGTGGAGATGACGCTGGTGATCTCGGCATCGAAGTTGGTGGTGGAGAAGGTGGAGAAGATCTCGGTGGTGGTGATGAAGTAACTATTACTCTTGATCGTGCTACAGCTGAGAAGCTCATTGGCCTTATTCAAGGAGCCATGGGTGATGGATTAGGTGAAGAAGAAGGAGAAGAAGAAGAAGGAGAACTTGATGGTGAAGGCGGAGAAGAAGGTGGAGAAGAAGAAGGCGCAATGGGTGAATCCATTGAAGTAGTTGCTGAGCCAAAACCATTTGGCGCCAAAGCAGAGACTCTTCAAAAGAGAGACAATAAGGTTTCTTCTAAGTACAAAGCAGCTGGCGGAAAAGCACACACGGGTAGTTTAGCTCCTCTTCAAGCTGAACCAAAACCACTTGGTGCAAAAGCTGAAACTCTTCAGAACAAGAACAATAAGGTCGCTGGATTCAGTACAGCTGGAACAATCTTCGGTTCTTAATTTTAATTTTAATTAAATCTAAGAGACTCTATGAAAATAGAGTCTCTTTTTTTGTTTAAACATAAATATTAATATGTTTCCTACTTTTAAGGAATTTTATTTGGAGAATAGAAAGGGTGAACGAAATCCGCACCATCTAAATCCATTTAAAGGATTTGATGGAAAAACAAACGGATTTAATATGACATATGATTCCAATAAAAGTGAAAATGAATTTGAAGAAGCTTTAAAAAATTTGAGATCGGGTGCTGCATCATTTCTGGTAGTCACTAAACCTTTTCAAAATTATCTAATACAGAAATACCCACAACATAAATTTCCAACACAAGAAGGTGAAAAAGTAGCACTAGGCAGGTCAGGTGAATCTACTAATCAAGTTTTTCTTTCAATGAATAATACAGGTCAATACGTTCTTACTAACAAATAAAATGTCTACTTATACATGTTATTATTCGGGAGCAGGAAATGGTAGTCTTTGTTATGAATTATATGACAAAAACAGACTGCAACCAGACATGCAGCTAATTCAGAATTCTGTTGATGAATCAATTAATCTTTTAGGTCAAAAAGTAGAATATTATGTTAATACCTATCAACCAGTAAGTGCGGATAATCTCTATGGTGAACAGCCTACCATGGTATATCATGGTCCTTATCAGATGAAGATGATTATTAATCTCAGCGAATCATCTTTGGCCCTATCAAAATTTGGATTTAATGCAGAGGATGAAATCACAGCTTTCGTCTCTATACAAGGTTATAAGAGAATATTTGCAGAAGATTGGATTTACATGAGTTTAGACCAGCCAGTAGAACCAAAAGCTGGTGATGTATTTTGTATGACTGAGTATGGTAGTACTAGATCACATGGAAGAGCTGGTAATTATTTTATCATTACTGAAAGGCGCGACCAAGATATTTCAGAAATTAACCCATTAGGTGGGCACTATACATGGAGATTAGCAGCCAAGCGCTTAGAGTATTCCTTCCAACCAGGTATATCTGGTGAATCTAAAAATGATCAAGTATATGATGATACATTTGCTGGATTGTTATCTACTAATATTACCGAAGATCCATTAACCAATAATATACCAGTAACTTTTGTGGAAAGCCTGGTGGAAAATAATTTCCCCGATGAATTGGGGGATTATGTTGGAGACTTTGCCGATGCCTTAGATGGAGGATCTTTAGAACCAACACCTGACCCATCTGATGATGGAGGAGACTTTTAATTTTATGCCAATACCAGGATCATCACCAACACCGAGAAAAGTTTACCCGGGTAGTACAGACGAAGAAAGCAAACTCTATTTTGATATGTCTGTGAATGATACTTCAGTCTATGGCGGATTTTCGGTAGGTCCTGAAGAAGGTGAAGGCGGAGACGGTGATCAAATTGTCCAACCACCATCAGTTGCTTTTAATCAAATTAAAAATATTGTTATTAATAATGTTAATGACACTATGAATGATTTCATTCAAAGAGATATTGATGTTGTTCAGGGTGGTGATTTTTAAATCTACACGAAATTCTGGCCGATTACTGACCCATACCATGTATTGCCGTCGACAGTCATAAAAGAGTATATATCAGTAGCATTAGCTGTTGATGTCATAGTAGGTGCACCACCACTCCATCTGAGTGTCTTTGAAATGAAATTAAAATTTACTGTTTTAGATCCAGTACCATCTTGAGTCAACAATAAATTAAATGAATTGACGCCGACAGGTACATTGACTATCGAAAATCCTGTTGATACACTATTAGTAAGGTCTAGAGTAAACACAGTCCCTAAAGATAAGTCGATAGGAACCAATCCGCTAGGATTACTAGCAATTACACGTGTCTGGGCATAAGATTTTAACAACACATATCCTGCAGATAAATTATTAAAACTTGCAGATGCAGCTGATACAATACTTGTTTTGGATAACCAATTCCCACTATTAGCAGTTACAGTTGTATATGTACTTTGCCAGTTAGATGATAAAGCCTTAAGATCAGCTCCTTGATAAGACCAATTAGTAGCACTATTAGCAGTTACAGTTGTATATGTACTTTGCCAGTTAGATGATAAAGCCTTAAGATCAGCTCCTTGATAAGACCAATTAGTAGCACTATTTGTTTTGAGTGTTACATATGCATTTGATATATCATTAGCAGTTGGTATTGTGCCGCCGGATTCTGGAAAATTTGCTGATAATGTGCCATTTACAATTAAACCATGTGACACAAATACTCCGTTTTCATAGTTTAATGTAAGTGAATAATCTAAAGGATTTGGCGTAGAATTTTGGGCGTATATTACTGTACCACCGTAACTTGGAAGAGACAATTTTAATTTGCCAACGATAGTTTGGTTTTGGGTCGTGCTATTACCATCTATTGTAATTTCACTACGGATATTTAAATTATTTGCAGTTAATCCACCCAATGCCGACAATCCGCCACTTAATATAAAATCACCTCTAAAAGGAAAATCTGGTGAAGCTATAGGATCATATGCACTGTCCAGCAATCCACTGGTAGATAACGTGTGGTGGTTTGCTCTGTGTAATTTATCATGAAAACGTGCATTTCCGGACATTGAAATTATTTATAGTTATTAAATACTTTTAATGTCGACTGGAATGAACTTTACCTGTATTTCTGCTTTTGATGCAACTAAAGATATTATCTGGTCTTTTTCTTATAAATTCGAATCAGATACGGGCACATTAGGAAATTGTGGGTTTACTACCTTTTTAAATTTCTTATCATCACAAACGGAAGGCGGCATAGATTCGGGATTAGGATATGGTCCTTATACGGGATATCAGGGTGCTTCGGGAAATTTTTTAGCTATAGCATGTGAAAATGCGGGTGTATTTGCTACTAATGGAAATGGATTTACTACTGGTGCTACACCAATATTCAATTCAATTACTTTGAGGAAAGGGACTGATTTTCAATATTTGACTTCAAGACAAGTTGATTTCAATATTGTATCTAATGATTGGCAAACACTTAGATTTCAATTAACCAATTTAGGCAATACTCTTAATATATTTCATTGTGACACAAATTTTAATTATAACAAAGTCTTATCGATAGATGTGTCAAATATATTTTACGTGTCACAACAATTATATATTGGCATGTCTTTTGCAACACCAATTAATGGTTCTCAAGAGTTTAAATTAAGAGTAAAAGATTTTCATTTTTATGGACATAGTCCTATATTATTGCCCCCTGTTATAACATCACAGACATTAACGGGTATTTTAGCATTACCTACTTCTACAATGACATTGACATCAAATGTGTTGGGTGCATTGCCTTTATATTATAAGTGGTATCGTAATAATACATTAATTGGAGGCGCAAATTCAACTACATTTGATGCCCCATTAAACGGTACTTATAAATTTACTGTTTCAAATAGTGTTGGTACAGTCAGTTCTCAAGATATAATTATATCTTAAACGGTCTCCGTGGGTTTTACTTCTAGATTAGCATATGCATGTTCAATATCATAGATGTATTCTTCTACCTTCACATCATGAATCATAGCTGGAGCACGCTCTACAATGTATTTTTGAAAATCCAATGGTTTGATCCAATCTGTTCTTTTATTCAAATCAATATTATGTTCTTCTGCTGTCTTTGTAACAATATCCAGAGCTTCAATCAAACAAAGCCAGCGCGCATACGTTTCAACTGACATCTTGTGATCACCAATACTGATTTCGATATTTTTATTCATGTATATTTTTTACTAGGTTTCCTAATAAAAAGCAAATCAAATCATAATTAATTTTGGATCCAAAATCATGTTCAAGTAGATCCATTGTTTTTTCTAACGATGAAAAAATTAAATCTAGTTTTTTATATGATGCTCGTTTTTCATCTTCTTCCATATTATCTAAAATATAATTTTTATATGAAAGTAAAACATCTTTCATAAGATGTATATTAGTAGATTTTTTAGCTAAACCAAAACCACGTTCATACGCTCGAAAAGATTTATGAGATTGTTGTAAACAATATTTTTCAAGTATCTTTGTTACAGCACTATGTTTTACTCTTTCATCATTATTAACTGTGGGTGACGAAATTTTTTCTACAGCTTCAAGAAGTTCTTTTGAATTAAACTGATTCTCCATTTTCTTTATATATGATATTATAAGCTTCTGATTTTTCTAATTTGACTGGTTCTGTTTGTAGAAATGTTTTGATTTCTAGATCAACGCGGACATTTTTATTACAATCTAAACAACGATATGAATTATCTTCATTCAATCTAATGGGAATAAAATTATCAATAGCTTTATCACAAGGGCATTTTACATTACAACCTTGTTTGGAATATTCTTTTAAAATATCAATTTGATTCTTTTCATTAATAACACTTAGAATAGTATTCCAAACATTATAAAAAATAATCTGCAGAAATGATAAACAAATCATCCAACCTAAGAATGATTTAACATCATTAGAAAAGAGATAAGATATAGTCCCTGATGTTATAAAAAGAATAATTATAGCACGCAACATCCTTTTAATTTAAATTAAAAAGACAATTTATCAAGATACTTAATAATGTCTTGTGCGAAAATAGCATTGATCTTATTAATGCGATCAATTAGTTTACTTGCAATCATCTTTTTTGATTCAGACGCAACATCTGATTTGCTATAATCACTAATTTTGTCTGATAAACCTTTAAGCTCAACAATATAATTGGCAATTTGTGGTATAATTACAGAGGATTGAAATTGGTGAGGTAAAATCTTGGGTGTTTCAACTTCACTTGAAATTTGTTTTTTTAAATCTGTTAGAGAAGAATCAGATGTATCAGGACCAATTCCAGTCACATTACGATTTGCATCTGCAATTGTATTATCTTCTGTAAAAAAACGTCTTCTCACAATTTTATTTATCACATTTGAATAAATAAAAGCATGAGTAATCTTTTTGAAAATGCATTCAAGCGCGTATTAGTTGAAGCAGATGATATGGGCCCAGAATTATCTGATGCAGATGCAATGGCTACTACTTTAGATAAAGGAACAACTCCATCCGATTATGATATTGAAGCTGGTACACAACAAGCTTCAATCGCCGCCGCCAAAGCTAATGTTGCTATGGTTGAGAAATTGCATTCCTGGATTGAAAGGATTGCAGAATTTACTGATTTTTTGAACGGACAAGGACCTGATTCAGTACAAACACAACTATCCAAAGCTCATGAGAAGAGTTTGTTTGGTTCAATCAAGACAGCAGAAACCAAAAAGATTGCTTTAGTAGCTCGTGAATTAGCAGGATTCCAACAAATGCTAAATGGATATGTAGCATCTTCAGGTGATCCTAAGTACAAAGGTGTTTAATACATTGCTTTCAATCTTATTTCTGCTGATATTCCTTTAAAGGAATTCTTCATAATAAAATCTTTAGGTATTTCATTTAGCTTTAATGCAATAGCTAAGTCATTAAAGTCTTTAATCTTTTTACCTATACTCTCTGGCCATATAAAAAGTGTTTCTCCCTTCTTAGCTAAGATTTGACTTTTCTTCTTTGCTGCTTGATCAATCCACTGTGAATCTAGTACCCAAACAAAATCCTTCATTAATAATGAATTTATTTGATCTTGTTGTTTCATAGAGAATAACTTTTCTGATTCATCTTGAATACCGGCAACTGCTATTCCATTTTTAACAAAGCAAGAATTCAACGGACCTTCAAAGATAAACACTTCATTATCATCATTGATCTGATCTATATTAAACATAGTCTTCTCGCTATTAATTTTTGAGATATAACGAGGTTTAATCTTATTGTCCGCAGACAAGATTGTTCTGGTTTGATAGTGAATGATCTTATTGTTTTTATCGAAGAATGGAATGACTAATCTATTTTTATGAACAGGATCTGTTAATGAAATATAAAGGGCCTTTGGCCTATTACATGCAGTATCTAGCCTTCTTGCTTTAATAAATTCTAATGCGCGAATAACAACGGTTTCATCTTTGTAATATTCTACTTGTTGTTCATCAAACAGATTGATGCAATCTTCTGGTAATGTTGAAGAAGGAATAATTTCTTTCTTCTCTGTTGTTATATCATCTAATGATACTGTAGAATAATTCTCTAATTCTTTCTTAATGTCTATTATAGACATTCTTGTTACTTCTTGAATCCATGAAAGTGGTGTAGAACTCCAACCACAGTTATGACAATATATATTGTTATTTTTTGGAATGTAATAACAACGTTGTTTTTTTAACCAAGACTTACCTTCTCTGCATATTGGGCATGATCCTACATACGTTTTATTAAAACGATTGTGCTTAGGTGCACCAGCATGTTGGAAGAATTTTTGTGCTATATATTCTTCAGGCAAGATGATCATGCCTTATGATAAGGGGTTTAATTAAATTTACAAGAACCCGAAATATCATTACCAGTTTCTGCATCTAAAACCTTTACTAAACCTTTTCTGATGAAAGCACCCGAAGAAGGATCATACCAATGAGCTTCGACGAAAATTTTATCACCCATTCTCTTTTCAATGATGCGAGGATTGACTGGTTGTCCTGAAATGGGTGATGCAATTCTTTCTGCTTTTACGAAGTCCATGAATCTATTTATGCTTTTTATTATATAAATATTGTTCTTTTAAAAAAAGATACATATCTCGTGGTAATATTTCTACTTTTTCTAAAACACCGTCTTTAATACCCCGTTTTAATTCAAATTTTGAAACAGTTTGATTCTTAATATCAGGCAAAGTTAAAAAATGACAGTCTGTTAAAGAACTGCCAATTAAAACAAACATTTTGCCGGTATAATCACCACCAATAACCCCAAATATTGTTCCTTTTTTTGGAACCTTAAAACATATCTGGGTTATTGTTTTGAACAAAGAATTTATTAACCGCCGTAGAAAGGGAATCTGCGTCTTGTTGGCTGTTTGCATGGACTAAGTTGATTGGATTTCCGTTCATGTCGTATCCCAATACAATAAAACATTTCATGAATTCCTCTAGAGTAGACGAAATAGCTACTTTATTATCTATGGATTTACGAGAACGTTCTAATAAATCAGCTTGTAGTGCTTCTTTTAAAAGTTGTTTGATCTGATCTTTCCCGATTTTTTCAGAATTATTTTTTGGAATTCTTTTCTTCTTATCATCGGGATTTTCGCCCATAGAATTATTTATTCTTTTCAACATAGTATGGGCTTTTTTCGTCAATTGTTTGAATATTTTTCTCGTTTAAATGGGATACAATTACTTCAATAGATTGGGTTGAAATGGCAAAATTTTTAGGAAACAAAATACCACCGTCATTCAATTCAAAATAGATTTCATCAATGAATGTTTTATTAGTAAAACAAGTAACAAAGATGGATGCCCTACCCGGATCAATCAATACAGTCCATCTTCGAGGATCATGGGCCCCATATTTCTGAAAAATACGAACTACATTAAATCCGCAATCTCTGAGTCTTTTAATAAAATACCCCGGAGTAGATATTTTATTTTTTTGTCTCTTATTCATTTTTTATATATAAGATTGTTTTAAATTAAATCACTTTTGCTGTAGTAATATATTTTAGGTAATATCCTGGTTCTTCTACTTCAACACATAAGATACCTTTACTGGAATTAATCTTGAATTGCAATTGACTAGATCTTAATGTAGAGATACTACGAACTACATCAAATAAGAATGGCATTGGTTTCGATAATGCATTACCTTGATATGTTTCAGCGAGAACGGTTGTAAAACTATCTACATTATGTTTACTCTTATCAGTTAATTCACAATGGATTTCTCCATTATCTGAATAGAAATAAATCTTTTCACTATTATTGAATGTGCTGCATTTAAGTAGGTTTTGGAAAGTAACAATGTCAATCGTAAATTCTACATCAAAATCAAATGATTGAATTTTATTCAAAGATAAACCAACAGGAGCAATAATACCATCTTCAAGCAAATGATACTTAAATTTAATTTTTGGTGATTTATATTCAATATTGTTTGAATTGATTTGTAGTTCAATATTTTGATCTTCAATGCAATCAAATGCTTTAATGAATTTCTTTACATCAGGAATATTCAATAATACTTGTTGATCATTATCAATAGATGCATCTGAACAACGAGCATAAAGAATACTATTATTGTCTGCCGTTTTGTTTAATGAAATGATTTCATTATTCTTAGCTGTCAGAATAGCTAAATCTGACAGCCTTGAAATGGGTGATAGGAAATTATTACAAAAACTATTCTTATTCTTAAAAGATAATTTCATGTATTAATTGTATTAAGCTTCTAGCTTTTGCAACCTATTACTAATATTACTTAACTTATCTTCAATGCGCTTCAAAGAAGCAAAGATATTTTTAGCAGTAGCTGAATCATCAAAGTCAAATTCTAATTGACCAGTATTGCCACCTGTTGGCTGAACCTGAATTCTTGGTTGAATATTACTGGGTGCAACTACAGGAGCTGATGTTGGTGCACCAGTATTGGGAATATTAGTCAAAATACTGGTTGCTACATTCTTAAAATCTTGACTCTGCGGGCGCAGATGTTGTGTGCGCCCTACAATGTTTTGATCAAGCTTTGCTAACTCTCCATAGGTTTGTCCTATGAATTGTTGTAGCATGCCTTTTACATCTTCATCCATATTAGTCTAATCCTTTCAAGAGTTCTTGAACTGTTGCATCATCAAGAATATCATCGTCATCAGAAGATGATGCTGCTACAGGTGCTGCAGATCTGGTTACTGTGGTTGGTTCTGCAAGTACTGTTGCTTGTACAGATTCAACGGGAGCTGCTGCTGAAGATACTGATCCTTTGCAAAGGAAATGCTCTTCCCACAATTCGCGAAGTTCATCTGCTGTCTTTACTCCAGCAATCTTCTTGAGATCATGAATTGAATTATAGACATCATTAATCTTTGAATCCGATAACCCAAGATCTACTGGTGAGGTAAAACGCGAAGAAACATAAGAAGGATATTCACCTTGCTTCTCTACTTTAACCTTGAGATTACATCCGCCCTTACTGAGATCAAAGATACGAGGACCAAACTCAGCTGCATCTTCACCATCCATAGCTTCATCAATAATCTTAGCCAATTGGCGACCATATCGAAGAATCTTTACTGTCCCGTTATTATCGGGATTAGTTGGATCATCAATAATATATGCATTAACCATCCACTTCTCTGAACGATTAACCTTCTCTGCCTTCTTCTTCTCTACATCTGTACCGAGTCGAAGAATACGATAACGTTCTTCTTGAATTGGATCCCTCTCACCAAATGATTGCAATGAAACGGCTGATACGAATTGACCCGTCGCAAATGATTGCCATCCATTCAAGTAATAATGAAAGAATGTATCTGCTGGTGTCTTGGTATTTGGGAGGAGACGAACGGTGTATGTCTTACCTACTTCTAACTTAAGAATGTCTTTATATGAAGATCCACCGGTATCTTCTTTAGCTAAGGCATTCTTGATTGATTGGAACATTGATGCTGTATACATATTGAATATTTTTAATTGGTTTCGTTATAATTTTTTTAATCCTTGTTTTATTAATACTTTTAATTTCTTCGATGAGAAATATCTATTAGTATACAATTGTATATTTTCATAGACATTCTCGCCAAACATGAATTTCAATAACTCTTGATCTTCACGTCTTATATAGTTTAGTGCATTTGGCAATTCGATCAACACATAAGGATGCATTTTTCTTTCTTTCCAATGCAGTATGAAACTTTTCATTTCATTTGTTTTATGATCAACGTATTGTGATAATAAAATGTTATTATTAGTCAAAAATTCTTTTAGAAATTTTAAGCTTTCTAATACTTTCAAAAGCATATCTTCAGAATCAGGATCTAAATCTGCTTCTTTTTGAATATAGAGAGTATATGCTTTAATTGCTTTTTGTGAAGTAAAATATTTTAAATCAAAATATTCTTCTTTTCCATAGATAGCGTAAGGTGCTTTGAAAAAGTCTGCGATGTAGATACTAGGAAATTTTCTTAGTATGTTAGATATTCTCTTAAGATAAACCAATACATCAGATGGAATATCATCAAAATTCTTTCTTAGTTTATATGGTAGATTCTTAGCTTGGCGACTAGTTCTTAAGTATTCGTTATATAACCTTTCTTCAAAATCGCTTAACATTATTAGCTATAATAATAGCACCTTCTTTAGAATTCAAGAACTTACTTATATATTTGCTTTTGCTTAACGATGGATCAAAATCAATAAAGAGCTTGAATAATTCATAATCTGTATCAATAGAGACCATCTTCTTAAGAATTTGTTTGTATGTTGGATTCTTAAGGAGTAATAAGAAAATGTTTGGCAGATTTAATTTCTTGCCTGATATCAAACACATTAATGAACAAAAGCATAAAAAATTATGCTCAATTTCCCTCTTTTCGATTACAAGATTAGCTACCATATTTTTTGTAAAGTTTTAGTAAATTCTATAAATTTTGAAGTTAAGTTTCCTCCTGCATACCGTTGTGTTCCGCCACCCTCAGTTAACTTCTCTGCAATCAAATGCAATGGTGCATCTGATGTAACCCGCTGTTGCATATAAACAGTCTTTAGTCCTATATTGACTACCATTACAATATCTACATTATAAACATCTATTAGATGATTAGAAATTTCAGGAAAATAATTTTCTGCAAATGTAGATACTATTTTATATTTCTTTCCTTTAATTGGTAGAATGCCTTGAAATATATCCAACTCTGATACTGTCTTTGATATGCGCTTAAAATGGAGATTAATTACATTTTGTTGTTGTTGATTAAATCCATTATACCCATTATCGAATTGTTTAATGAATTGAATTAAACGATCAGCACTAACACCCCAATATAGTGCATTAAGAAAATTTGATTCTTTAAATTTATTTTTACCAGAAATATAGTCATCAATTAGACTAATTAACTTAATTTGTTTAGGAGTTAATATTTTTAATAATTCATTTTTGAATAAACGAAAAATTAATCTAGTGGTTGAACTAGTCTCTGCAATTGCTGTTTTAGCGTCTGTGTATAAATGCTTACGCTCAGCATGTGACTTATGCGTATCAATAATTACGCAATTTGATTTATCAGCAACATCTAAGCATTTTGATAAATCAATAGAAGTAATATATATACGAGAGTATTTGGTAGTACCATTTTCTAATTGCCATTTAAGAAAATCATCCCGAAATTTTCTGGGAGTAGTATATTGTATTTCAATGTTATTTCCTCTGAGCCATTTCAGAAGGAGACAACATCCAGCACCATCTAGTCCATAATTAGTCCATATGACTTCCTTACTCATTGATATGAGTATATATAGTCAAAATGGAATGTTATGCAACTAGTCTGCTAGTGAAGCTAATACATCTCTTGCTGATTCGGTGCTATCAACCATCGAAGCTAATTCCTGATCTTCTTTCAATGTTAATGTTGAATAATCAATTCTAAATGCTGATGAACCGAAGTTAGGTCCAAAACGATTTTTCATCATCGCAATACGCATAACACCTTGTTCAGCATCTTCTTCTAATTGATATACTGAAGCAATAAAATCACCTGTTGTAGCAAGTCCATAACTTTCTGAAAGTGATTGCATTGTGGGTTCTGCTACATCATATCCAGAACGGTTTAATTGTGTTGCTGTAATGAATGGACAATTATACACGTAAGATAAAGCACGCGTTTGTTCCGATAAATGCTTTACCTTTTCATAAGAGTTATTGCCATAGGTTGTATGTAAAAGATTCAGGTAATCTAATACCACAGCGTCAACAAAAATACCCTTATTTCTTAATGTCTTAATAAATGAAGATAATTGATTTGGAGTAATAGTAGAAGGCGGAAATTCTTTAATTAGAATACGGCCACGAGGATTCTTCTCTCTAATCTCTTCAAGCGCATTTTGCAATGATTCTGATTCTTCTCGTAATGTTCTTACAGGTATCTTAGTAGCTGATGATGCAATACGCTTTGCATACATGATCTCAGACATTTCTAATGTTACTAGTAAGACGGTCTTTCCTTGTTCTGCAATATTCTTAGCAACATTGCCCAACACAATACTCTTACCGACATTTGCTTGTCCAGCAAAGATATATAATGCCCTACCATTCTGCATGAACCCACCATTTAACTTTTCATCTAACCATTCCCATTTAGAAGGAATAACTGGTTCATCTGAATTTAATTCTTTGATTAACTTTTCTGGATTATGATAAAGATCTAATCCAATATCTGTCGTCAGGTTAATATTGCATGTCTTTTCAAATTGATCCAAGACCCAAGAAGTATCAGCTTTGCCTTGTTGCAACTTATCAGCAACGTCTAGCATAGTCTTATATACTGCTCTTTCTTTTAGATATCGTTCTGTGTTCTTAATTAATTCATCATGATTGTAATTTTTATCTAATGATTGAATCATTAATAATACATTCTTAAATGAATCTTTTAATTCTTGTGTAGTAAGATAATTCTTTAATTCTGAAAGATTAGGTAAGCTATCTCTCTTTTCAAAATATTCTTTTACTAGTAAGAACATTGCCTTGATATCCTTATCCCGAAAATATTCGGGATCAGTACTATCAACAACTGATGAGAAATATTCCTCATCAGTAATCATCTTAAGACAGAAGATCTTCTCAAAATGATCTAAATCAATTTTATCCATGCCTTATATTATTTGGTGTCTTTACGATTTACACCGTATTCTTTAATAAACGTTTCGTTACTGCTTTTCCAAACAGGATTTTCTACTGACAATAATCCGGGTGAACGATGAATAACATTAATTGGATAAACCCCGATCTTTAATTTTTTCATATTAGCTTCTAATGAAGCTGAAATATCATAATGATGGAATGTATAATTCTCATTGAAATTGAAACCAACTTCCTTTGCTCTTGGATTGTATACAGCGAAAAATAATCCATCAATGATAACAACTCTAGATGGAGAAGGGCCGAAATTAGTTACCATAATTTGTTTTTCATTTACAGGATGTGCTACAAATCCTCTATGATCTTTTCTATCAGTCATTAAATGCCAAAGATTGATACCACCAATTCTCGGATTTAATCCACCTGCTAATCCCACAATATCATAATCTAATTTCTTAGCTTCATTTAGTTTTTGTAAAAGTCTGGCATCATCAATATAAACATCATCATGAACAAATACAATCCATTCATAATCTTTGTATTTTTCATTATTGAGAATAGTATTATATTGTTTTGACAATCCTTCTTTATTTTGATAGAATACTTCTAATTCAAAATCAGAATTTAATTTGCAATCATAGTAAGACTTATGCAATTCTGTCTCTTGAAAGTTGTGTTTATTTTTTTGCGTACAGCCTACGATTAAATTTTTCATAATGTAAAAAATGGTGTTGTGTTTTTAAAATTGCCTACTAATTCAAGCTTTCTGGTTACTTTATAAAGTACCCCTTCTTCTAATTCCAACCAATTCTTTGATTGTATAGAACAAAAGTCTCCTTTTTCATTAGCAAATAAAGTACTACCTTGTCTGGCAAGGAAAATATTACCGGTCTTTTCATTGAAGATCCATAATGCAAATGTACCTTCTAAAAGAGAAAGCCCTTCGCAAATAATTTCTTCTTCTGACTTCTCTGGTGATTTTGTTTCTAATGCATGTAGTAAATGTGGAATATTGCTTGAATCTACTGGATTCTTATTCCATGCACAATACTTTTTGTTTATATCCTTATAATTTGTTAATACACCATTATGTGCTACAACCCAATTATGTGCAACAAATGGATGTGATGTAGCAACATCATGTTCACGTTGTGAAGAAGTTGGTGCTTGATTATGTCCAAGATAATGTGTTATATTTTTATTCTTACATGTATTAAAAATTTCTTCTGGATTCATTGATTCCATTTTTTTAGGATGACCTTTTAATCTTGTAATGAATAAATTTCTCTTTTTATGTTCAAGAAAAGCAAACGACGAAGCAAAACTACCTCTATCGATAGTAACATCATGAAGTATATCAAAGAGATTTCTGTCTTTGGAACCATAGATTGAGCACATAATATGCTATCATATTACATTTAATTTTTAATAAATCAATAAATATAGTTATGTCTATTTTAAGAGCACCGGGTTGGGCAGCACGTATTGATGAAACTCTAATCAATGAAGCACCACAAACATATTTTGGAGACTTGAATAAGTATGTTGAAATGTATGCCGCAAAATATTATTCAAATAGCATTGAAACGGGTTCTATTGACAGAACTAATAAGTTGATTATTAAAATGCTTCGTTTTGCAATTATTCGTGATTGTACTAATAAAAATGATGAATTCGCAGCAAAAATAGGGCAAGAGGATAGTGAAGCAAGAAACGGTGGCGAATTAAGTGTGTCAGATGTTGATGGTTTGATTAATATAACAGGTGATGCGACATTTACTGGTAAGTCATCTGATTTTGCTATTGGCGATATGATTTATTTCGCTAGAAAAGGTGATGCAAATATATCATTTAAAATCGATGGAGCTAATGTTATTAAGAACGAAAATACGGATGATGGTATTAATGGCATGATTCTTGTAAAGAATACACAAGATCAATTTTTAGCTTTTAACGATTTCGTACAGCAATATAAAATTTTAGAAAAAGAAGCAACTGGATTGTTTGATGCAATGGGCAATCGAATTCGTCATGGTGTTGTAGAGCATCGCATTTCGTTGCAAAAAATATATGATTTAAAAATCAAAGGGTTTGGTTCCAAAGTTATTACTACAGCGGCAAATACCTTAATTGAAAATTTAAAATCTTCTGTCGAAGGTAAACCAACTGATTACATGCAAGATGTATCTACCAGTATTTGGGCGCATAAAGCTACTCTTGCTTCTCAAGAATATGTTGCTAAGCGAGGTGGTGATGAAGCAACACCTGATGTGAGATTTAAAGTAAATGAGTGGTCAAAAGTTCTTAGTAAGATAAATGGAGTAACTGCCAAAATCAAACAAGAAGAAGAAACTCCTATTAAAGAAGATAAATTAAAAGCCTTGCAATTACTAACAGCAATTTTACAAAAATTCAATAATATTATTGCAGATAATGATGATGTAGCAGAAGGAATTATTTCTGCAGTTGAAACATTAAGAATGGGTTCAGCATCAGATTTCGTAGATCAGTTAATCGAAAATCTTTCAGTATTGACATATAATAATGAAGATGTTGCAGAGATGTATGAAGAAATTGTAAATGCATTAACTTCATACAAAGAATCTGTTAAATTAACCAGACAGCAAACTGATCGTTTATTACAAGAACAATATATTAAACGCAAACAGTTTGCTTATCGTATGGAAGAATTGTTTAGAGGATAATTTCTTTACATCCTCTTTTACTATATACTTCTTCTAATTGATCTTGTTGTTTATATTGAAGTGGGTCTTTATAACCTGCTTCTATAAAGCCTTGTAATCTTAAAGATGATGATGCTGAATAAGCATCTGGCTTTTCTTCGCCCGAATAACAGGTGTAGGTCAATCCAAAGTCTACTTTATTCTTTACACCTAATTTAATAATTTCTGCTTTACTTAATTCAATTAATGGTGCTTTGATTTCAATTCTCTTTTCTCTATTCAAAGAAAGAACATTATTAATTGATTCTAAGAATTCCGGTGATCCGTCCCAATAACCTGCTAATGAATCTGCTTGTGCAGCACCATGCCATACTTCTGATGCACCTATTGATTCTGCCCAAGCTGCTGCGATAGATAGAAACATCATATTGCGATTCGGAACATATGATTTTGGTTGTGCTTCGCCTTTAATTTTACGTACATCCGGTGTTTCAATATCATTATTGGTTAATGATGATGTGGGTGCAATATCTTTAATATAAGAAACATCGATAGTCTTATATGACTTCAAATTAGGATATAATGACTTTAATTTTTGAATTTGTTTAGCAGCACAATCTAATTCTTGTGAATGCCGTTGGCCATAATTAAAGGATAAAACATGTACAAAGTATCCTTCTGATAGAGCCAGATGTACAAGTACGGAGGAATCCATACCCCCAGAAAAAGGAATAACCACATGAGTATTAGTCATGTGGTTATTATAAAAACAAATATTTTTTTATCAAATACTATAATCTCTCTAGATTATATTTATTACCTGCTACATTTTTCATCGTTTGCATGATATGAGCTGCAGACTTTTGTTGAGATTCAGTACCATGTTGTCTAATCATTTTCAATGCTTCGTAATGTTTCTTTAAATTACCACTCAGCATTTCTCGATCTGAATCGTCAGCTTTTGACAAATCTAGGCCAGCAATATGTGCTACTTTCCCGAGATATGTATCTACTTTGTTTGAATCCAATTGCTTTGGTACATTTAACGAAGGTAATCCAGTTTTAAATTCTGTAGCGGCATGCTTAATAGCACCTACTCCCATTGCAGCTGCAAGTGCCATACCCGCACCTGCAACCCAATCTTTCCATCCTTCTGAATAGATTTCTTTATAAGCTTCGAAGATTAAATCTGTATCATTTTGCATGATATTATTTATTCTTCTTCTTCCACTTCAGTAGCTTCTGGATCTTCAGATGAAGAATAAGCCCATTCAACTGCAATCTTCTTTTCTACTAAAGGAATGATATCATTTTCCCAAAAATCTACATTATTTAAAAAGCTCTTTGCATATCCAAGCTTTTCTCCATTAAAAGCATATGTAGCACCAGATTGTTCAATAATACCTAATCCTACTGCAAGATCTAATAGTCCATGATATTTGTCAGCGCCGTTAGTAAATGATACATATAATTCGCCTTCGAGATATGGTTTAATAAAACGATTCTTTGAAGTCAAAGCACGAATAATAATACCAACATAATTTCTTTGGAATGTAGCCAATCCTGATGAATCTGATTTAACAACATCTTCTTTAACTGGCTTTCTCATTAACTGCACAGAAACAGAAGGCATATAGATAACTGATTTACCGCCAGGCATAGTCTTAACTAAAGAAGGATGCAATTCAGCTGGATTATCATATAAGTGATTGGTAATAATAACAGGCGTCTTAGTAATAGCAGACAGCTGTGTTACTGTTCTTAATAGAGTTTTAATAGCTCTTGCTCTCGAACCCATATCTGGTGCTACTGAATCTTTTTCAATACGAGATTGTTCCATTTGACTTTCAAGATTACCCAATGAATCAATAGCAATAATGAATTTGCCTTCTTGGCCTTTTTCTTTAACTGATGTCAAAAATTTATGAATAGCATTACGACATTGCTCCACATTGAAGGTTGGTACATATTTTACTTTAGTTGTATCTAATCCTAATCGCGCAGCACTTTCTGGATCTACAGCGTTCTCAGTATCAAAGATAACAGGAATCATTCCTTGCTTTTGCGCATTAGCTAAAATCTTCATTACTAAAGAAGATTTAAAGGTTTGTGATTCTCCATACAACATAGTAACCCTTCCGGAAGGAATACCACCACCACGAATCTTACCAGAGATAATAGCATTCAAAACATATGAACCTGTATCAATCCACTTATCAATAACTGATAAGGTTGATTGCGATAAGAATGTCGCAAAAGGATTACCGTCATCTAAAATTTCTAATGATTTTAATAGGTCTTTGTCCATAACTCATATTAAATCAATCCATAAAAAAATCCCGAGAGATTTAAATCTCTCGGGATTTTACACACAACACTCAGCAAACAAAATTATTCATCAAACAACTTAATGACAGGGGGTTCGTCAGAAGTTTGAGCGGCAGGCGGTGGATTACAAATACGGGTATATTGTTCTAAGAGACGACCGTCTACTTCTACACCAACACCCAAGGCGAGATTATCTAGATTAAATTCAAAAACAGAACCACTACTACGGGTAGCTTCTGAAAGAAATTCGGGGAAGAATAACGGAAACAATTGAACTTGTAATTGCCCATTTTGCAATTGATTAACATTAATCATGCATGGATTCTTTACTTGAAGACGACCACCATCACGTGAAAGTTCTTCACCGACAATAGTCCTTCCGATTTGGTCAATAAAAATTAGTTGTGACATCTTTAATATATTAGTAATAATGCAATATTTGTCAACTCTTTATTCACCGAATAAATCATCTAATTCGAACAAGACTTGCTCACTTGGTTTTCTAGGTGTCCAATTGACACATTGATAAAATCTTTCAACAGCAGCATATACAATCTTTTCAAATAATAATTCTCTATCCGGTAAAAAGATTGATTTAAACTCTTCAGGAAAGACATACTTAAATCCAATACAATTAATTCCATACTTATTTGGTTGTTGAACATAGAAGTATTTGATCTTATCACCTGAAGCAATCTTCTCATGTTTACCTGATAAGTTTAATTTATCTAAAATAATATTATGAAAATAAGCAGCCTTGACATGATTAGGCATGCCTTTACTTACTTTAAAATCATGACACATATTGGCATATTTTTCATAACCACGAATGCCACTGGTTCTTGATACGTCTTCAATAGGCAATGCTTGGAACACGTCATATGCTTCTTTTAAGACTTCATTTGTCTTGGCGCATGATTTTGTAGTTAACATTGTTTCGATGATCTTTTTTACATATGGTTTAACGTTCTTAGGCATTGTTGTTCTTACTACATCAACACCAGTGTATTTCCATTTATTAACTTGCAGACCCTCATCATCTAATACATGTAATACATAGCGCTTCTTTTCTAAGAAGAGCCCCACATCTGCCATTGCTTCTCTCTTGAATGCTAAGCGACAATCTTTTGAATTTAAAGCATTCTTAGCCCAAATTTGAATTTCTTCATTTAATGTCTTTTCTAATGCTTCCGCGTGTTTATAACCATCAGCAGTAACGATACCATTTTTTGAAAATTCAATCGGCAATAGCTTCAAAGAAAGATAACAAGAATTATGTATTAAAATATCATTAGCAAAAAATGTATGTTCTGTATCAGAATGCATTTCAATATCATAAACATATTCATCATTAAAATGGCCTGTGTGATGTACAATAGGATTTGAATATGATTTGTCATAGCCATTAGTAGTATAAACCATTATATCGTTTGTGTCGATTTCTCTGGGCGAAACACGAAGCAGTTCGTTATTACGATATACCACGCACCCGTGATCTTCAGTCATTGTTACAGATTTACCCCCAACAACAACTTCATATTTTGCTTTTGATACTTTGTGTCGTATCAAACTCTTTACTTTTCCCATATATGGTAATTGTGTTTTTGAATTGAATGTTAAAATCATTAACGATTTATTTGATACATCAATGATTTCATGACCATATTGACTATGTTGTTGATCTAAGTGTTGATATTCTTTATATAATTCTTCAATTTTTACTTTATGGTCATGTGTTTGAATTAATGTATCACCGACTACACTATCTGTATCTCCATATATCGCGACCGTATCCAATGTGCGTTCATCAGTAATACCAGTGACATTACTCACATATTTCTTTGCAATTTCTCTAGCTTGCTTGATGACAGCTTGGCCTGTCAATGTAATTGATGAAGCAATGTCATCATCACCTATAGGTGCGTGCTTATTACCGAAATCATTTATCTTCCAAATAGATCGTTAGTCTATCTGCGCTTATATAAGCTGCTATATCTTTCGATATAGATGAGACTATATCATCACCTCAGTTGAGGTGTCTCCCTTTTCGATACACTAGTATCTACTCACTTTCGTGATAGTCGTTGAACGTTCTTCTTTTGAAGCTTCGCTGCTGATTGCCATGGTATATACTTTAGGTTTCCAGCAATTAAAGAGATTTGCTTTACTAATCACTTAGTAAAGGGACTTAATTGGTTAATCCGTATGCAGAGTTAATAAGAATTTTAATGCTCATTTGTTTAGCATTCAATCGAAGAATAGTATCTTCTAATTCTTGCTTTCGTTTAATTAATGCATCTATGTCCATGTGTTTATTATGTTGTTTATTTTAATTTTTCAATCTCCTTATTAATATCTGCTAATTGTTTTTTGTATTTTTTAAGCTCTGCCTGTACAGCCTTTCTCTTTTGATAATAAAAATCTACCATTTCGGGAACAATTCCTTTATTCTTTTGCGAGAAAAGAACCTTTGCTTTTGTGATAGCGATGTCCTCTTTCTTAACAAATTGTGCAAATTTTGGTTTTGATAATTTAAAGACTTGCCCATTAACATGCTGTACCGTTACATCTTCATCTGTTGTTTCAATAATCTTGCCTACCTTTGTTTCTGGTGACATGTTCAATGAAATCATTAGGTTGGGATATAGTGAATTAGCATCAAATGATACAATATCTTCTTGAAATCCATTTAATGGTTCAGCAACATATGCACCGGGATTTCTAGAACCATCATCTTCCTTTCTAATGAATGTTGAAATACGCTGTCCTTTCTTTCTTGCGCGGATGCATGCAGCGCCTGTGATAATTCCTAATGTGCCTAGAGCACCTTCAAAGGTTGTACACCCGATATATGAAATCATTCTGATAAGAGAAATAAATTGTAGTTTCTCTTCAAGCTTAACCAAAATGTTTACGTCCTGAATGTTATAATCAATAAACGTATCCCAATCATCTACCATGACATCATACAGATCCTTTTCAATAGCTACTTTCTTCTCGCCTAATTCTAATTCACCAATGCTATCTAATTTATAGCTTTCTCTATTTGCAAAAGAGAATCGCTTGTATACATCTAAATAATCTACACACGAAATACCATCAATATGATAACTAGCTTGTGTCTTACCGAATGTACCAATAAATGTTCTTACATAGGTTCTCTTTACTGGTGAGATTTCATTCATACCCGCTTCACCGAAGATATTCTTCAATCGATTAATAATGTATGGAATATCGAATCCTGCACTGTTCCATCCTGATAATACATCCGGTGGATCATTCTTAAAGAATTCAATAACACCTGCTAGGAGATCTTCTTCTGACTTACAATAATGATATACAACATCATTACGCTTAGCTTTATATGGTTTTAATCCCCAAGCATAAAACTTTTTTGAGAAAGAATCATAGATTGTTAATACGTTAATTGGTACGTCGGCTAACGTAGGATCAGGAAATCTATCTTTGCATACAGCCTCAATATCAATAAAGTATGTCTTTAAAGGAAATTTAGAAAAATCATCCCCTTCATTGTGTTGCCAAAAGATATCTAATAAAGCTTGTTGTACTGCACCGAAATGTTCATACACTCTCTTTATTCCAGACTCTGTAATATATTTCTGGCGTTCATATGCATTATTAAAAGATCTTTTAGCTAATGGCGTATTATAAATTGATACTTCATTACCTCTCTTGTCTTCATAATAATAATAGGGATGGTATTTCGTAGTATATGAAATACGATCCCCATCGTCTGACCATGTATAAATTTCTACGGTTTGGTCTTTAGGATTATAACAAGCGTTGCGATACCCAATCATAGAAAAATGATAATAGGTATCGCAACTATAATCAAGGATTATATCGTCTCAAATTGACGCGGTTTTGATCGCGATAAGGATACTTATATAATTCCATATAACAATCCAAATTACGATCATGTTCTAAGAAACGATTCTCTGCGACCTTATATCTTTGAATGGCTTGATTCTTATAATGCCCGGCTCTGCCTAGTTCTCTTGCAATACAATCTAACATTTCGTCACCTGACTTAAATTTGACTTCGGCATCTTTATAAGTTTCCATATCTTGACAAGCTACTGGAATTCCATAACAACATGCCTCGATATATTTCAAGTCTGATTTAGCTTTATTAAAGCTATTATTTTGTAATGGAGCAACAGACATTTGGATTTCTAAATCAGAAATCTTCTTAGGATAGTCATAAAGTTTCTGCCATGGATGGAATTCAATATCACCATTTTGGATATAAGGACGCAAGGCTAATGGGAATGCACCAATGAATACCCATTGATATTTCTTACGGGAATCAATCACTGCCTTTAATACATGCTCAAAGTCATCCTTTTGACCTACACGATTTTCTACATCAAAGTGTGCACCAGAACCTGCATACAATACACGAGGCTTCTTCTTATGTTTATCATAATTACGAGATACCTTTGCTTCGCTGAAATAATTACCCATCCAGAATCTTGGTACGAAATTTGGAATAACTGTGATTTCATTCTTACCTGTACGTTCACGATACAGTTCTTTCATATAATCACAAGTTACCGTCATTTCGTCGCAGAGATTAATAATCTCAATAGCACTTTGTCTAATCTCATCTGCTACGAAAGCTGTTTTGAACTTATTGTAATCGGGAATGTCTTCACGGAAGATAACATCATCTACTTCATAGATTAATTTAAATCCAATTTCATTTTGAATGCTCTTTAAGAATTTTACGAATTGTAATTGATGAGGTGTAGCTTGCCTTTGTACACGAATAGCTTTTACATTTTGATACCATCTTGGATCAGTAATCATTACTGTGGACTCAGTAATCATTGCCTTATTATGGAAGTTAATAAGATGTGCTGGCCATGACATACGCCAGAGACCACAACCAGAATGGTCTGCATTATAATGAACAACCCTCATGAGATCTTCTGGGGCGTGTTCTGATTTTGGGGCTTGCGCCTGTGCTGGTTGGCCTGTTGGTTGCAGGCCCATGGGCATTGTATTAATTTTCGGTGTGAACATCCTAAAGATTAATTATCCAAAAAAGGATTATAATCAATCTTTGATGTAACACCATTTTTCTTCTCTAAGAAGATTACGTCACCAGTAGCATGCTGAATACTTTCTTTTCGATGCGAAATAACCATTACACATTCATTATGGGTATGAACACGATCTTTTAAAATATTTGTAACTAATTCTACACCCTTTTCATCTAAAGAAGAATCAAACAATTCATCATAGATAGAAATATTATAAACAACGTCACCCTGAAGTCGTCGCATGTCCATGAACGTAAAGAGACAAGCAAAATCCATATTCTTTCTTTCGGCGCCTGAGAAATTAAAGTAAGAACAAATTTTATTCTTTTCATTAATGATTTCTTCTTCAAAATATTCATTAAAGAAACATGAACAATTTGCATCCATCTTACGAAGGTAAGACATTAAAATAGAATTGAATAATGCTAAAATTTTATTAACGATATAAGACTTGACCCCTTCTTCTGAAACAATATACTTAATAGTTTCAAGCAAATTAAGATGTGTCTTGTGCTTATTAACAATTTCTCTTGCAGCTTCTACTCGGTTAATCATATCAACAATAATATCGTCTACATCTGTGTTATTCGATTTCAATGATTCAATATCATCATCTAATTGAATTAGCCATTCATCTAATTGTTTAATTCTATCATTGATATTAATTTTCTTTTGTTCTAATAACTTAATTTCATTAAGTTTTAAATTGAGTTTATCAATAGCAATACGAATGGTTGGTTTCTTCTTTTTAAGAGAAGCTAATCCATCAGTACATGTCAATAATTTTTCATCTAAATTATTGATTTCTACTTGAATGTTACTCTTTTCTTTTTCTAATTCTTCTTTATCGTGTTCAGTAACTGGCTTTAAGCAAACCGGGCATGTGTTTTTATTTGTACCGATATTACTTAATTTTTGTTGTAATTGAGCAACTGTTGTAGTAATCTTTGATTTAGCTTCTGTAAATTTTTCAATCTTTTGATCACATTGGATTAATCCTTCCTCTAATTTCTTTACTTGTTCATTAATTGAATTTTCATCAATATCAATATGCTCTTCTAATTGTTCAATTAATTTGATTTTTTCAGAAGAGTTATTTTCTTTACGAGCTAAGTAAGTTGAAATTTTTTGTTTTCTTGTATCAAGAATTGTTTGCTTTTGATTCTCTAGATTATCTTTCGTCTTTTGAGCTTCTTCAAATTTTGTTAATTCAATCTCATAGATTCTTTTATGATCACTAAATTCTTCGCGAAGAAGAGAAAGCATTTGAGAAAATACTTCTAGATTAAAAATGCCTTCAATAAATTTTCTTTTTTCTACTTTTGATTTTGCCATGAATGGCACAGTGTTATTCAATGTCATGATAACACAATTTTCAAAAATAGATGGTGATGCATTTAATGTATTAAAAATATCTTCTTCTGTATTTTTAATAGAATCTCGAGTAACATCTTTACCATCGCAGAATAAAGATAATTTTGATGGATTTAATGTTCGAACAATCTTATACGTATGTGCATTATTATTTTGAATAACATCAAAGGTTAATTTGACTTCACAGGTTCCATTTGTATACGTATTTGGAATAAGATCTTTTTTAAGTTCTCTCATGGTACTTCCAAAAATAGCAAAGTAAATGGATTCAATAACAGAGGTCTTACCAATACCATTCCGGCGATCAATCTTATCGCGATTGATTCCTGTTATAATATGGAGTCCTGGTTTGAATTCTAATTTAACAGGACTATTTCCAATAGAGAGAAAATTTTTAATTTCTACCTCTTTAAAATTTACTTTTTTCATTTTTGGATCTTTTTGTACAAATCTAACGTATAATTAATAATTTCACTTTTGTTATTAATGTCCATCAATTCAATAAATTCTATAATTGCTTGTTGAACATCAATACCCGATAGATCTTTTTTATCTTCAGAAATATCGTAAGGTGAATACGATGAATCATATTCTACAGTAAATTGTAGAGGATTCAATTGTTTTAGTTTTGTTAAAAGAACATCAGTATCATCTGCTGTGATACGTTTATCTATTTTTAATTTAATTAAATTATTTGCAAACTGTTCTTTAACTTCTTCTGTGATAGTTTGTTTTCTAACAAGATCAGATAGAAGAATGTTATGATGTAATGGTGATACTGTATTCTCAATGAATTTATAGGACTTATCACATACATCCAGAATATAGAATCCTTTAACAGTGGCTGCATCATTAAAATCCATCTGAAATGGATTACCTACATAAAGGATAGTACCTTTATTAAATTTCTTTTCATCTCTTAAATGAAAATGCCCCGTAATAATAAGATCACTTTTTTCTAGAACATCAGAAGCATTATCACCATGATCACAAATATAATAATTATTTGTTTTGAAGTTATTAATTTCAAAGTGCCCAAAAGTAATATGAGCATTTTGAAAATCTTTTAACTTAGTACCCCAAGGAATAAAATTATAATTATGACCGTGTGATTTTACTGTTCTGGGGGTGTCGATTAACGTGACATTTCTCCATCCTCTAAATGGAGACAGAGAATTAATCTCTGAAGAATCCTTTAAGTAACAATCATGATTACCAGTAATTAAGGTAACATTAAAATCTTTAAACTGTTCTAATACCCAAGAACCGAAGTGTAAAGAATCAACGGAGACTTCATCCCGTGTATGGAAAAAGTCTCCGCAAAAAACAACGTCTTCTATTTCTTCTTTCTTAAGATTGCTAATATACCATTCAACCCAATCTTTTGCTATGTTAT